GTCCGCTTCCATGTTTGTTGAAAGAGGTGTTCTTTCAAAATGGACGAGACCACGAGGTGCATCTGTAAGGATGAAGAATGCATCCGTGTCTGTTAGAAAGTCGTTAACGGCATAACCGTCAGGCAACATTCCCATAGACCGAATAGCATTCGTGTCGTTGTCTGCTGTAGCTGTCCGAAGGTTTGAAGCCATTAAACGCTCTGCAACAAACTGTAGTTGTCGAGGTATAACAAGTTTTAAACCACGTAGTGCTACTGTAAGACCTCTTTCATCCGTAAACCCTGCAATGCTGATCAAGGCATCTTCAAGAGATGTCTCGTTTAAATCAGCACCTGTGCTTGGTTCATTAGCGAATGTTCCACCATTTGTAAGTGGGTGATCGGTTGCTAGAAGTGCTTTACCGTCTCCACCTGCAAAAGCTCCACCTGAGAAACCATTGTTTAGAATGGACGCAGCTTTCACTTGTTTAGTGTGGGCCATTGAACGAGCAAGTGCTTTCGTATAGCGAGCTCCAAGACGATCGTAGAGATTGTCTTCAACAGCTTCTTCCGTAATGGAGAAAGCCAACGCTATAGTCTCGTGGTTATACCTTGCGGTATAAGCCTCGTTTGCATCGTCAAAGTTTACCGCAGAACCTTCCGACTTAGTCGGAGCGGCACCAAAGCCACTTAACATTACTTCTTCTTCAAACGCTCTATCTGAAGATTCAGTTGTAAAAATTTCTGCGTGTTGATTTTCGTACCTGGAGTACTCCATGCCAAATAAGGCATTAAGACCAGGCTCTAGCTCTTTCGCTAGTTGCGCTCTTGATATAGCCATTGTCTAACTCCTTACACGCCGGTCGTAGAAACAGTGGCCGCTGCAATAGACCCAGTAGGTGCATTGAAGTGGTTGTTTATACGAACGATTAATGGAATACCAGCAGCAGTGAAATCAGAATTGTCTGGATCATCTTGGATGCCCATAATTCTTAATGCCAATGTGTTGGTGGTTGCGACTGTATTCAAATCCGCTGTTGCAGAAGATATACCAGTAGTTGTAGAACCACTGTTACCCGTAGCAAAAGCAATGTTTGCGAATACAGATGTACGAACTTCCGCTTCAGTGTTCTGTCCTGCAACAACATTAGATGTTGCAATCGTGAACAATTGATTTGGATCATCGTACAAAAAGGCCTTGACCGGATAATTAGAATCCGCACCAGAACCAGGCCATTGGTTAGAGAAGATAGTTTCACCAGTAGTAGATGAGACATACTCACAACCGCCAAACACACCCACGATAGCGACGTTACCACCAGCCGCAGCTTGTAGATCGTCAATAACGCCCGCAGCTAACGGAATAACCGCCATGCCTTGGAAGATTGGGTTACTGTTGTCGGATGCAATACGATACTCAGTCATACCGGTAGAATTGGTCGATTGACCAATTTTCCCAATGGGGCGTAGCCCAAAGGATCCGTTAGAATTTGCCATAATAGCACCTCAAAAGTTACTTGGAGTCTCCTCGTGAGCCTCCAAAGGATACACGACTTTGCCGATTATTAGAAATCGGCATCGAAGGATGTTGTTCCTTCATTAGGTCCTGATCAACTGCTACCATCTGTTCGCGGGTCCGGAGCCCGTAATACGCGGATCGTTCTTGGGCGGTCTCTACAGGTATTCGGCACAGCATCAGCCCACCTTGTCCGATAACTCCTTCATATCGACCTTCGTCAATAGTGGGAGCTTCATAGTCTGGATACTCGTCCTTACGAACGGGTTCCCATCCTTCGCGCAGCTTGGTGTTGACGTTCATCTTGTCTTCTTCACCACGCATTGCAACTCGAATCCAACGATGCACATAGCCCGCAGGGGCTTCAGGTGCTTCAAGGCGGCTGGGCGGAGCCCATGGTTTACGGCGCGTTTTTGTTTCGCGAGTTTCGCTTTCACGAGATTTTCTGTCAGTCATATCGTTACTCCTTCACATATTTTGCATATTCTTCAAGCGGTACGTTCAGACGTTTCGCCATCGCAATTTGTGATGGTGACAGTTTCACCGACCTGCGCCCTGTTTTTGCTGTACTGCGGGTAGCTGAAGCGCCAGCAGGTGCGACCTGTGCTCCGCCCGATTTCTTCGCTTGAAACTTGTGTGGAAATTCCACACGCATCCTGCGATCAACTTCAGTATAGTATTCTTCTGCGCTCGGGTCAATTCCTTCTTCTTCAACCAGTTTGCGATGAATACCAAATGCAGCATAGGTCATTACCTCGTCGCTGCCAAACCATTCATTTTTTTCTGCCCAAGCCTCGGCTTTAGGATCCGGTTTTGGAGCAGGAGCTTGTTGTTGTGGTGCAGGCTGGCCTTGTGCTTGACCCTGCTCAACCTCAACTTGTTCTGAACGCTGCTTTGCTATTCGCAAACGCTCTTGTTCAATAGACATTTTTGACATGGCCTCTTGGGCTTCCATCATTTTGTCTGCGTCACCAGCCTCGTAAGCCTCTTTGTACAACCGTTTTGCATTTATAACTTCGCTATCCAAACGTGTACCATATTCAGTTAGATACCCTTTGTCTAAATTTTGCATTCGGTTTTTAAGTTGTTGGTTTTCACCTAAGAGTTGTTGCGCCATCCGAACAGCTTCCTCACGGTCACGTTCTTCTTTGCGATACTTCTCCGTTAGCTTCTTAATCCTGTTCTGGACTTTGGTGCTATAGGTTTCTAACTCATCTTCAGTTGTCTCAGATTCTGTGGTTTCAACGGGTGCAGGTTCCTCCTCTTTAACCTCCTCCGTAACAACTGGTATCTCAGTTTTAGAGGACTCTTCCTCCTTAACCTCAACTTCAACTTCGACGCCCTCGTCTTCAAGGACTTCTTGCTCTAGTTTTTCTTCAGCCATCTGTTCCTCCTAAACTTGCTTGATGTCATCAGGCTCAAGAATAGTAGCGATAACTTCGTCATCATTAATGATACGAACCTCCCCGCCATCAATTCTAAAACGTGATCCTGAATATCTACCAATGCAAACCCACTGACCTTCCGCGCACCAAGGTGCTGCGTCTTGTCCAAACTTGTCTGGGTCTTTATATGCCAAAGGCCCAAGCTTTAAAACGTAAGCTACAACAGTAGCCACGGCCTCACGAGCTCGAATCTCATCTGGGATATGTAAACCGCCCTGCGTCTTGGATGCACCTTTGTAAGGCATCACCAATAAACGCCAGCCCGTAGGCTGCGGCAGTCGTTCCAAAAGGGGTTTATCTAGTAAAGAAGGATCTAAAACCTTCTCGGTGGCGTCAACATACGCGCTATGTACATCAGACGAGTCAGCCGAAGCCTTCTCTTTGTCTTTGTTCATTTTCTGCGCGACGTGATCAGGAAGATATAAGGTCTTCGACATCGTCTGCGTTTTTCTCCAGCAGGGCTTTTATTTCCTCACGGGCGTAGGCCAGGCCCCGTATCTCGCCTACCATGAGTTTATAATGCTCCCAATCTTTGGCAACATCATTAGCAAGAGCACTTGCAATATCTTGTTCGCGCTCTCGTAGTAGCTTATACATATATGTCGAGAAGTCTACAAGGTCCATTAAAGATTATCCTCCACCTCTTCTTCAGAACTGTCGTTATAAAGATTGTCAAAGACCCTGTTTACATCGAGGGTATAATCTAAATCAGACTTTGAGTAATGAATATGCTGAGAAGGTCTGAAGTCTGGTGCGCCTTCTCCAGTGTTAAACCAAGCAGGATGCGTAACTCTTACCCTGTTGTTTGGTAAAGCAACAATGTTACCCGTATATCGACCAGCATCAAGCAGTTCTAAAACGTGACTTTGCTTGTGTTGTGCAGGATCATCTGCAATCTCGCTATCTGTATAGTCCACAGTAAACAAGTATTTAGCAGGGTAGAACTCACTTTCTACCTTCGCCATCCAAGGACAAGGTGTGGTTCGATCCATCTGATATACAGCATGTGTACGAGACGAGCAGTCCCAAGGTTGTGCTGCATGAACAGGCATAGGCTCGGGCCACTCCTCAAACGGAGTATCCCCTACCAACGCTGTAATGGGCATTCGAGCCCACATTGCTCCGCCGTGGACATTGGGCGTACCCTCGATGTCCGCTTCGCAGCCAGTGAAAATCACCTGAAAACTCAGGCATCTGTTCGGCATGGTGGTGACGCCAATCGCCATCGCATGTAAAAACTCTCCGTGGTACGCAGTGTGGTTATGTGTGTACTCACGCCGCACCCAGCACTTAAAGTGCGGGATGTTACTTTGTAAAAAAGCCATTAATAGGTTATGATAGGTTTTCCTGAAGACCGAGCCGCACCGAAACCTGCACCACCCATAGCTTGTCCCTTGGAATTAACCTTACCACCCATCGCATAACCCTTGGACTTAACTTTGCCGCCCATAGCCATGCCTTTAGCTGTTACCTTGCCTTCCAC